TATGCAGTGAATGAAGAATTGGCAACATCAACATCTAGATATACCTCACGCATTGCCTTAATATCGTTAGATTTTGGTTTAACTCTAACAGAAATGCGATTGTCAAAGAAACTACCTTTAATGATAGTTAAATTATACATCTTAAGTTCGCCTTTTACATAATCTATATCACCGATATCCTTGTCAAGGACAACTTTTTCACCAGTTGCAGTATCCAGTCTATATAGGATGATTTTGCCATCGCTATCCTCTAGATACACATCAAAATTAGGATACTCTGTTACTCTAAACCCAGTGCTAGACAGAGTAGGTTCATCACAATCCTTATCAAATTGATTTTGGAAACATACTTCATAAAAGAAAGTTGAGTTGAGTGAAGGATAGAAATCCTTCCTCATTGTTACATCTGATATATTAGAATTAATAGATCTATCTGCATCATCTATAACTGCAACAGCTTTACTATGCCTAAACTTGCCATTAAACTTTTCAGTCCCACTAGTCTCAAGATAAGACTGAACTGAACCGATTACTTTATCTCTAATCTGTGAAGTAGACTGATCAGTAACACTACCATCGTAATAAACCTTACTTGTTAGCTCAACATATAAAACTGATGGATCTACTAGTTTTGGTTCTACTGAAGCAACAACATAGTTCTTCAACTCTTTTATAATTTCTTGTTTTGTTAAAGATGTGAGGTATGTTGCATCTTTTGGTTTTAAAGATATAAAAACTTTACCATATTCTGGAGGATCTTGATCTTCCCCACCAAAAATAATGATATCACTTGTTGCTGGATATACTCTTCTAACTATTGCTTCGTAATCTTGTGCTGTTACTGCTCTTTCTTGTGTTCCATATGACTTAGGAGCAGTATATTTGATTTTATCAATACTTTCAATCTCTTCACCGCCAGATGAGGCAACTGTAGAGTTAATAGTAGTGGTATATGCATTTGGAGTTACACCATCAGGATTTTCTAATACACCAGAGAATATAAAGGTTCTAACACCATTACTCTCTGAACCTGAGGTTGTTAGGTATGACACTTCAAAACGTGTACCATCATCTAACTTCTTGCCGAGAACCCCGTCACCCACTAGGATCTCATACCTCTCATCTTCAATCTCATCTAAGAAGAAGACTTTAGAGTTACCATCAACACCAAGTATGTTATCTGCTATTAGATATGGTTCACTGAAGCTTCCACCACCAGGGAAGACTTTTACTCTAATAGTATTGGTGTCTATGTTTTGATTATCAAGAACAAACCTTTGCGATTTCTGTGATGCATCAATAGTAAATGTATTAGTAAGTGATGTTCCCTCTTTTACTGGTACATTTGTGAATATTGCTGTATCATTTGCTACCTGTGATTTGAAATCGTCTAATACAACATAATTGTAAATGTTGTTATCATAATTTGTTATAAAACCTGTACCCTTCTTAAGTAACAACTCTGTATCACTTGTTGGGTTTGTATAATTTACTGTAAATGAAACATATGCTGTAGGAGACGTAGCAGATTTTGGTCTATATCCTAACTGCTTTGCTATTGCTACTACATTGTCTCTGAGAGTGGCAGAATCAATGAATAGTTCATTGACTACCATATTAGTATTAAACGCCGTGTAGTACGTATTATAGGCGAGTGTATCTACCAGAGTCGCTAATGCTGATCCTTCAAAATCATAATCAGTAAAATCTGACTGTGCCCTTAGGTATTCTTTAAGGGCAACTTTGATATCCTCAAAGTCTAAATTGGCTACCTGTGTATACGGCATTATCGTGTACGCTCTAAGAAGAATTCTACTGCTATGGGTGCGTCTTCTCTACCGATAATAGTGTAAGATACTTCTACTTCATATCCGTTGTTATCAAAATCAGGTTCGCAACGAATAGTATCAACTTCAATACGTGGTTCATATTGATTTAAAACATTCGCAACCTCAGATTTAAGAATACCAGCAGATCCATAATCAAGTGGCTCAAACAAAAGATTCTGTATACCAGATCCTAAGTTTGGTTGAAATGGTCTTTCGCCTTTCCTAGTAAGAAGTAATCCTGTGATTGCTTGCACAATCGCAGCTTTATCCTTCACCGTGACAAGATCATCAGTGATAGGGTGCTTCTTAAATGTGACGCTTAAATCTTTAAACGTCTGGAAGGTTGGCATTTAGACACAGCATAGGCTGTTTCTATTTATCTACACTATAGAAAGTATACTTCAAAAATAACTCTTCTCCCTTCTTAATAGGCTTAATTGTCTTCATGTGATAGATCTTTCCCCAATCCTCTTCTTCATACCATTTCACACAATTTGGATCTTCACTATGGTTTACAAATCCTCCTAATGGAGTTCTCATAATATCATCATCCACTACAACATGAGAGATACCAAGATACATCATGGCATCTATATCTGCTTTAGCAAATAGTCCTTGTCCTGCGATAGGACTATCTTTAACATGTAATTCTGGTGGAAGTGCTTGATACATTAAATTGGTCCTCTAGGGGGTAATTCATATTCTGGTTTCATAGTTCTCTCATTCTCTGCATCATCATCACGAGCATGAATCTGAAGAAGACTACCAAGAATCTCTTTATATCTCTCTATCATTTTTTCCCCATCACCCTCTTTTCTAAAAATGTCCTTATCATAACTCTCTTTGGTACCCTGATTCCAGAGTCGCATTCCATCAGGTGATAGTTCATCAGCCAAGAGTAAATTGCCTTTAGCATCGTATCCAAACTCCAATTTAAAATCTATAAGGTCTAAACTCATACTATGGAATATCTTTTTCAATTCCTTATTAATCCACTGAGCACGGTATTCAAACTCTTTAAGCTCTTTACCATAACCCATTAGGTTAATTCTACGGTATGTTAAAAGAGGATCATCCTTCTCATCACTCTTAAGGTAGTATTCTACCACAGGATGTTCAAATCTAGTACCTTCCTCAATACCAAAGGTATCTCTAACGATAGAACCAGTAGCAGCATTTCTAACTACCACTTCAATAGGAATGATATCTACCTTCTTACAGGTCATTGCCTTATGAGTAGGCATATTAAGATAATGTGTCCTCACTGCTCTCTTCTCTAACATCTTAAACAAGACAGTAGAGATTTGACAACAGACCTCACCTTTACCTTCTACATCTAATTCTTTCTTACCATTACCTGCAGTAACTTTATCTTCATACTGGATGATAACCTCATCTTCCTTATCAGTACCAAATACTGTTTTAACTTTTCCTTTTATAATCATTGTATTTCTCCTATAACAAATGAATCAAATGCTTCTATTAAAGAATCGTAAGCTCTAAGAACATATAATGTATCTTCAACTACATCAGGTGGAACAACCAAGCAATAACCTATGCCTAAGTTAAAAACTCTCTTCATCTCTTCTTCCTCTATCTCTCCAGCGTTCTGAACGATATTAAAGATTTCAGGACGTTTCCATGATGTATAGTCTACCTCTGCTCTGAGACCCTCTGGGAGGCATCTGGGAAGGTTTTCCACAAGTCCACCTCCTGTAATGTTTGCCATACCAAGAACAGGTATGTTATCTATTAAAGTTTTTACTAACCTAGAATAGATTCTAGTAGGAGCAAGTATTTCTGGGTTTTCCTTTAAAATTATTTTATGTCTAAATGTAAGATACCTAACCATACTAAAACCATTACAGTGTAACCCACTGCTTGAAATACCAATTATCTTATCTCCCTTCTTTATATCTCTACCATCTATAATATCTCTTTCTTCTACAACACCAGTACAGAAACCAGCAAGCTCAAGATGATCTGGATCTCCCATACGTTCACCGTGTTCTGCTGTTTCTCCTCCAAGTAGTGTACAACCTGCTTCTTTACATGCATCACCTATGCCCTCTACAAGGGGTTTGAGGAGTTCTGGTCTAAGTTTATTACATTTGATATAGTCTAAGAAGTAAAGAGGTTCTGCACCGCATGTAATAACGTCATTGACACACATCGCAACTAGATCTTGTCCTACATCTTTCATGATATCTGGATTACCAGTTGCAAAGAGTGATGTAAGATAGGACTTATTACCTACTCCATCAGTACCAGATACCAAAATAGGGTTATCATACCCAGAAGGTATTCTCATCATTCCATTAAAACCACCAAATCCACCCAAAACCTCAGGTCTATGAGTGGATTTTACGATTTCTTTAATGTCATTAACAAAATTATTACCAGCATCTATGTCAACACCAGTAGTTTTATAATCAAGCATGTCTTAATAGGTCAAAATTTGCAGAAACAACGATTCGTCTTCCTTTTACAGGAGGAACTTCATGCATTAAAGTAGATGGCCAAATCAAAAGTTGACCAACTTGTGGTTTTAAACACAATTCTTGGTCAAACATACCCTCACTTTTCTCTTTACGTTCAAATACTATAGACGAAGGGTTCTCATCTAGCTCAACATAATAAGAAATTGCGAATGCAGATGGCCAATGATCATGTGCAACGGTGTAATCACCCTCTTTATAGTCAGCAAACCAAAAATTTCTACATACCCATTCAGCATTACACTTAGGGAAATACCCCTGAGCAACAAAATTAACAGCATCTGTGACAGATTTTACAAAATTATCAAGATGAGGAGACATAATTTCATGGGTTCTCCATTCACTATGCCATGCCTTAACGTTACTAGTGTTACTTTCTGGGTATTTCTCCTTATATTCTTCTAAAACTGCCTTCAGATAGACGTTAATTTCTTCATGACCGTCTATAATAGTATCAAAAATAGGAAGATACTTCCTAACATGGTGTGTATTAATTTGTCCCATAGGTTATCCTTGCCAAATCATTTCAGGCATTTGGTTTTGTCCTGGTTTAAAAACAAACATTAGTAGAAAATATCCAATAAACCAAACAATATTGAATAACCAAGCTTGTCTCCATAGGTATTTTCTAATACCCATAGAAATAAAGACCCTCTTTACTGCTTCAGGGTCATCTTCATTACCTACAGATCTAAAAATCTGCTCAATAATCACTGCAATAATGGTTCCTACCACCAAAGGGTAGAAAACAAAGTTTGCAAATGACATTACTGCGATTAAAAAAGTCATATTCGGGGTACTTTTTGAAGTAGTGGAAGTAAATCTTGTTCAACACTTCGCTTAATATCATCAACAACATTAACATCTAAGTGCATGAATGGTGGGATGATGCCTAGAATACGTAGCAGACCGTCTAGAAAGAGAGCCAAACAAGTAAAACCAAGAATCATACTAATGATAGTTGCTTCTCGGTTGTGCTTTGCCATAGAAGCCTCGTCTATTTTACGTGCTTCATTAACTGCGTATTCTATTAGTTGATCAACTTCCTCTTTAGTATAACACAAATGAGGAAGTATCTCTTTAATTTTTTCTTCGGTCATATATTATTCCCAGTATTCATCTAAACGTTCTAACACATTGGTTAGAATCCTTTGTGCTGCTCCTCGTTGCCTGTCATCCCATTCAGGATACCAGTGCTTATCATAAAGACCTGTTTTCATCTTATGAATGTAAGCAGTCATGTTGACCTTACTCAGTCTTCCGTTCATATTATTACAAGGGATTAAGCTAATTTATACCAATCATCCCTTTTTGGGACTGTGCCCATGTGCGATCCCTAACTCATGCATTTTAGCATGTTCATCTATTTGATCTCTTAAATCTTCCTTGCCAGGTCCGAAGGTTAACCATACGCCCCAACCAAGAAGAAACAATAATAGACCTACGATGATATATACGACTATCATTCTATATCCTCCATATATGTTTCTACATCGGACATAAGTTTCTCTACATCTACTAGACTATCAATCTTAGCTAGCATATCAGCAATATGCTTATTGATCCATGATTTCTCAGTACGTGCAGCAAACGCAAGTGCCTCACGTAAGTCCTCTTGTGCGTTCTTAAGAGAACTTTCAACTTGTTTAGTTAGAGCCATTTTCCTCTTTTGGTTTTTTATAATAATCGCCAAGCGATCCACTCATTAGGGTTTCACTTATTTTACCCATTGGAGTATCTATGGTAGGTTCCACATGATCATTCTTCTCACCAAACTTCTTTTTTGGTAGGGTTTCCTCCCATACATCAATTAGAAGTTGTAACTCCTGTTGACGTATCTTTGCATTTTTAATCTTTTCTTTTAGATCCATCGGTGACCCCCCGTTCGGCGTTCAGGAAATTTCATGACCTCCCTTGTCCTCTATATCTCTTCCTCGCTTTATTCGCTGAAGTCGCAGAATACTTTGTATGCTTCCCAGTACCCTGACGAGTTTTCTTGGGAATTGCCTCAACGAAAGACTGCCCACTCAGAGATGATTTTACTTTTGCCATAAATTATTGTCGTGATCCGATTATTATTGTAGGACATTGAAACGGTCCTGTCAAGGTCCTTGGTGTACCACTGCCAATAGTTGTAGTATCTCCTCCCAGTGGTGGTGCAGAAGCTATACAAGGTAATTGACCATTAAAATACACTGACGTGTTAGTCCCTGCTTTCATTGCTCGTACAGGATTGCAAGGAGCTGGGTTGAGTACATTGAGTTTAGTAGCACTTACAGGTGATGGTAAGTGTTGAGGAGGGATTATCTTAATTACTCCTCCACCTGATTCTGAGTAAACAGTAGTAGGTATGGGAACCCCTCCTATCGGTCCAGCAGCGTATACGCAATTGCCTTCTGTAGATGGACTGTCTACAGTATTCTCAGAAACTAGGAAAGGTCCTGTTGGATCTGCCATGTCATTTTCTCCTCTTCTTTTCGTTTTCCACAGAATCAACTGCAAGTGTTTCCACAAGTAGATATAACCAAATGATACTGAGTACCATGATGGCAAAAATTCTTATGTTCTCAGCATTGACTACTATCATACTGCTTTCGCCACTTTCAAAAGATCTCCCTTTAACCCCTCAATGTTATTGTGAAGGTAGTCAAGTGTTTGAGCGATAGTCTCATAGTCTTGATCACTCGCACTGGGTCGCCTGTACATCAACGACGGATTCTCTAACTGGGATATCCTGTTCTCTAGGGTGGTGCACCTCTCGGACAGCCACAGGAGTGTCCTCTCCTGCTCGTTCAGTTGCTTCAATAACTCGTCCTTCATTTTGATCTCCTATATTATAAGCCTTAGTGGCACGGTTTTCAAAGTTGTCACAGAAGTCATCAAAGTTGTCTAGGATTTCATCCCAATCTTTCCATTCAACTTTTTCCATGATTTTTTCCTGGGGAAATTTTTTTGAAATTCAAGGTTTTGTAATTTCAATTTTGTAATTCTATTTATTTCTCGCTCGTCTGGATACTTTTGTAGGTTAGGGACTTTGCCTTTTTTGACATCGCTTGGCGACCCCTTCACGCATAAAAAAGGGGCATTTAACTGCCCCTGTGAAATCCTTTAGTGTCTGTCGCTGATATTCCAATATCCACCAGTTGGGGTGGGCAGTGGTTCAAAGTTTCTCGCTGCCATTGCTTGGAGTGCTGCGACAACTGCAGGATCTTTCATCGCTGATTTGTTTACTAGGACTCTTCCATCGTAGATTGGAGTGAGGTCTTTGTTGAACATAAGATGCGTTTGTGATTTATACTTATAGTATAGGGGAATCACCTGCATAACGCAACCATCTATATGCCACTCCCTTAAGTGGCACGCACCATATCATCGCTGCTTGTTGTTCATCCTTCACCCATAGTTTGGCGAGTCCATAAGCGTGTGCCATATTCTCTGCCCATGTGCAACCGTGTTGATCAAAGTTTTTCCATGATGCAGGTTGAACGGCGAAGACTGATTGATTTGCCTGTGTGATAGGTGTGCCCATGTTAGAAGAAAGAAGAGAGTAGAGCTAGTGCCACTTCAAAGAGTGACACAGTTTTGGCATCTGCCTTGGGCAGATATGGCATAGAATAGTGTGACATTAAATTTTGACTAATGATTTGGAAATGTTCTGACCAACAAACCCTCTCACCTGGAAAGGAATTGTTATGGTCTGGTCGTTGCGTCTGTAAATGAAATGGCGTGATCCTGTTCTATGTAGAACCCACCCGTTTGCACGGGCGAGTTTCAAAAGTTTCTTAGTGGTCATCTCATCACTGTGTTGGATTGTACTTGTGAGACCATCACGGCATCTTGTCTGAATTGCTTCTTATATGCGTAAGCAATGCAGTTGAAGATTACCTCATAATGGTCAACCTCATTGTCAGCAACCTCAAGATAAAAAATCTTGGTTGCTTCCTGTTCACCCTTCCAGAATCCGATCCCGTCAATGAAAGTCCCGTACTCAAAATGTGGCATGATTTCACGCTTAATGAATTCATCCATCATTGCGTCAGTTACCTTACCATTGTCTGGGATGTTTCTTCCCATTGTGAGTTCAAAGCGGATCATAAAAGAATTGGTTGACTACTCTTTAATAATACACCCTTATGGGGTCAGTGCACTATAGGTCGTGCCAGTTTGTGCTCTGGCACATAGCTCTGCATGTTGCCCGTGGGATATGTAATAATTAATCATCTCATCAGCATGATCTGATGAGTAGCAGGTTAAGTATCTGCACTGTTGATCCCACTTTGTCCAATAGCGAATTAGAGTCATAATGATTGAGGAGTTTTAGGAAATTGTTGTAGAGTGTTGTCCACGAGTTCATCAAATAGCTCGGGGTCGTGATTGTCCACGAATTCTTTGAATTCATCCCATGTGCATTTGTGTGTGTAGTAATCAATTAAATCATCATACACATATTGGCAAAGGGTCTTAGTGTCCATGCCATCAACAATGATCT